CATCCCCATGTCCGTGGCGGGTAATCCACGGCGTCCCACTTGAGTGGGTCCAGGGTACGGAACCCCTGAAGCCAGGTTTGGCGAACCTGGTAGTCTACAATCGCCATGCGACTCGTATTCCTGGCAGCTATCATTGGCGGCTTGTGGCGTCTCACCAACCCACACCGCCCTCGTGATCAGTGCATTCAACCGACACCGCTGCCCCCCAAGGAGAACGATGAGGATGGCGACGAGATTACTGGCACCGCTGCCACTGATGATGGGCGAGGAGCCATCATCACTGCACGGACCCGCTTCCGCCAACGCGCACTGGCGTACATTAAGGTAGAAATGCCATACCTGTACCGACTCCAGGGAGACCGGGAGGCCACAAGGCGTGTTGTAGAGAGGAAGCTAGTCACCTGGATGAGGGAGCAACATGTGCGGGATGTGGACATAGCCCGCCATTTGCCAACCTTGGTTGCCCAGAGCATGATAGCGACAGCAGAGGATATTGATGCGGAGGACTACTTACGCGACCGGTCAGTTGAGGCATGGCAGGATCGCGCCCTTTATGGGCCCCGCAGACCATGGTGGCTGTTTTGGAAACGGCGCTGTCGAGTCTTGTTTGACGGATGAAGGGGCTCGGTTAGGTATCCGGGAGAGACAACTGCCATTTGGCGGGGTTCCGACCCGAGGTTGAGGGTACTGACACTGGGCTGCCAAACCAAGAGTCGTGTTATGCATAAGTTTGAGCATTTTGGCGACGGGTGCACATACTTTACACACAATAACACGGTTGCCAACGTCAGGAGGGCCATCCTGGAGAGAGTGATGTACCGTGAGGTAGACGGCACATTGGTACCTCCTCCTGAGACCACAGTTGAGACCTGGTCGGAGCTGTGTGGAGCGTTTCGCAAGAAGCTGTATAGGAAACTGCCAGCCGCCGACCCCAAGACTCTTGAGGAATTTCTTCAGGGGTACAGTGGGGATCGTCGCTACAGGCGGTATGCCCAAGCAGTGGAAAGCTTGATGCATACACCAGTCGAGGTCAGGGACAGCTGGGTGCAGGCATTTGTTAAAGCTGAGAAAACGCGGGTGAAGGAGGGCAAAGATCCCTGCCCCAGGCTGATTCAGCCACGCGATCCTCGCTACAATGCCGCCGTTGGTAGATGGTTGAGACACCTTGAAAAACCACTCTACAAAGCGATTGAGAAAGCAACACGCCATGAGAGGGTCAAGGCTGTTGTTGCCAAAGGCAGGAATGCCGAAGGCACAGCTAGCCTGCTGCGGGACTGCTGGGAAACCATGCTGGATCCCGTGGTCATATCCCTCGACGCTAGCCGCTTTGACCAGCACGTTAGCGTTCCTGCTCTAAAGTTTGAGCACGGTGTGTATAGGCAGTTCTACCGTAGACACGACACCCGCGAGTTGTCTAGACTGTTGTCTTGGCAGCTCGCGACCCGTGGCCGCGCCCGTTGCGTTGACGGGACCGTAAGGTACGACAGCACCGGGGGCCGCATGTCAGGGGATATGAACACTTCTACTGGTAAC